CATTTATATTAGGAAGTGTTATGGTCAAAGCTTATACAGTATTGACATTATTAACTGTAGGAAACGAAGTTTGGAACTATAACAATCCAAGACCATTTCCAAGAGGAAAGTACTATGTAATACAATGGGAAGCCAAAGACTTTTATAGCTATAAAATAAAAGGCGAATGGGTTTTGAGAGAAAAGAGAAAGGTAGACAGTAAGTGTAAAGCTAAAGCTAGGAGAAAATGGCATGAACGTGAAGCTAACAAAATTAGATAAACTCAACATTAAATTCAAAAGGTACATATTACAATGGAAAGTGAAGGATATTGCAGAAAGATTCAAAGTAAACGTAAGGACTGTCTATCGAGTCTTAAGAGATTAGAGTTAATAAGATATCAAGAAACGTTATTTAACGTCAGATATCGTAATGGTAAATGGATAAGGAGATACAATGGCAAGAAAAAGCAAAAAAGTCGTTCTCGCTAAGTTTGATGAACGTTCAATAGTAGGAAGAGAAAAAGGAATAGCGACACGTAAAGCTAATGCACACAAT